CGAAGGTGAAGGCCGAGCTGGCACCTTGTTTGGGCATGATGTGAACCAGCTCGAGGAAGACAGGTGACCCCCTGAACGGGGCCAGGAAGCCAGCAATCTGGGCACCGTTCACTCTCGTGTTGGTACCCACCTTGATGAGCGGTGTGTTGAGCCACTCATAGGGTTCGCCGTCTTTCAGGACGACGATTGCCCCCGTACATCCTGGATCGATTCCGATGCGGTACTGGCTCACGTTAGAACCGGGGCCTCTTCCACTTCGGCCACGAATGGCAGAGAGCCGAGTTCCATCAGGGCCATCTCGATCCCGAGCTTGAAGGCGATCATCGTGCTACCGGTCAGAACAACAGACTGGTTGTTGATCTCGTCCTCGATCTGGAACTCGGAACCTTCTGGCACCTCTTGCAGCTTTCGGACGGCAGCGCAGCGAGCTGTGTGCCAGGCCACGAGAGCTCGGACGAACTGATCGAGATCTTCCATCTCGACAGTGTCAGGTCGAGGATGCTTGGTATCGCTCATCTGGTGTTCTCCTTGTAGCTACGTTCGAACACGGTCTTGGGGCTCCAGCTGATGTATCCCGCGAAGTCAGGATGGTTGCCTGGGCCTCCATCGAGATACTCCACGAGAAAGCCCTCATCTTCTGGGCTTTCATTGGCCGGCATCTCCCACCCGCGCAGAGCGTTGTACGCTCCCCGGTTCATGGGTCGAGCCAGCACTTCTTTGTGACAGGTGTAGCGCTTGGCTCCCGTGTATCTGGACACTCGCATGTCCAATACCCGAAGGTACATAGCCATGTACTCGAGCTGCAGGTTCAGCAAGCCCTTCTCCAGTGCAGGGAGCTTGGAGACTTCTTTGCTCATCACGAATGCTTCTAGCTTATTGACCTTGTCGGCCAGCTGTAGACGCTCACTGATGACGCGATTCTGGTGAGGAAGGAGTTCCTTTACCACTCCACCAGGAGAAGCCAGACCAGGCCAGGTGCCCAGGTCAGCAAGACTAGGCTTGCCCATGGAGCTTCTCCTTCAGGGCGTAGCCCATCAGAGCCCAGATCTTCTGCTCTGCGTTAGCTCGGGCGATCTTGCGGCCGATCTCAGCGTCGAAGTTCTCCGGCGATGCACAAGCCGACAAACCCGTCACGGTGAATCCGTTTCGAAGGACGAGGACGCAGAAGGTCAGAAGACTCAGCGCTTCAGGAGGCGCCTTCTCTTCGAACTCTGCACCGTACACCCCATCACGGGCGGTGAAGTAGTGCGAGCTGGCGATGTTGGCCTGAAGGTCAGCAGGTGTGACCCGAGGAGCCGTGAGGCCCTTGGCCACGATCAGCCGTTCGACGCCGAGGTCGGAATTGTCGGGAGAGGGGATGTGGTGCATGCGGTTCCTGAGACAGGGGGCGAGACTGCTTGAAGCTGGGCTTCCAGCTCTTGGATCCTGGCCAGAGCCATGATCAGAGCAGCCTCTTTGTTGACCAGCGCGTTGAGAGCGCTGTTTCGCTGCCCTTCCAGCACAGTGATGGCTGCGCTGGTTTGGGTTTGCTTCGGGGTACTCATCGAATCCTTTCAACGAGTTGGGGAGGTAGGTTCAAAGCCTGCCTCCCTTGAGGCCAGCCCTTAGGCAGCGAACAGGCTGGTCTTTGGCTTGGCAGCAGCTGCGGCACCCTTGGGGGCACCAGCGACGCCGGAAGCACCGGTGGCACCCTTGGCCTTGTTCCGGGTGTTGCCCTTGTGCTTGGCTTCCCAGGTGGCAGCGAAGGCTGCTTCCGTGGCTTGGGCACGGACCTCGGCCACGGTCATGCGATCGCGAGCACGGAAGAACTTGTCGATCTCGTTCTCTTCGCGGGTCTCGCCGGTGGGCTCGTACTTGCCGGTGGACTCGTTCTTGACCGTCTTGTCGACAGTCTGCTTGAGCAGGCCGATCAGGATGTCCTGGCCCAGCAACTCGGTGAGCATCTCGACCTTGGTCGGGACTTCGGCCTTCGCTGCCTTGTTGTAGACCGGGACGACCTTGGTTTCCGGCACCAGCTCGTTGAGCTCCTTGCCGACCGTCAGCAGCGAGAGACTGCTGGCCATCAGAAAGCCAGGCAGGTACTGCTTGGCACCGTTCGTGTCGGTGTAGGTGTTCAGACCCCCCTTGGCGGTACCCGAGGTCATCCACATCGTGCTGCGGATTTCGCGGCCCTGATCGCTCTTGGCGTTCAGGACCAGACCGACAGCGCCGCCGTCGGATTTGGTCAGGTAGGCCAGGGTGATCTTGGAGGGATACAGACCCGAGTCGAGGACGCTGCCGCCGACAGAGTCGCGTTCACCGGCGATGGTGTCGTCAGTGGTGAGGTTCGTGAGGAGAGACATGTTGTGTTCCTTGTGGGGAGTTGGGGGAGGGGGTTTACTTCTTGCGGAGTACGAAGAAAGCAGAGACACCCATCAAGATTGCGCCGGTGACGAAGCCAATGACGCAGACCTGGAGGAAATCAGTGGGGGTGCAGACCAGCATCACTTCACCGTGTCTTCGTCGCTGCAGCCGACCAGCTCAGGCTTGTAGCCGCAGTAGCGCTTGATCTCGGAGAAGTTGCCGCTGGGTTGGGGGACGAACCCGGTGCAGCTCACCAGGCCGTTGAAGTTGCTGTCGCTCGGACGGCAGGAGATCAGCTGGCCACGCTTGCCACCTGCAGGCAGCCACTCCTTCTCGAAGAACTGCTTGCCGTTGATCGCGGCCATGTTGCGTTCATCGGCGGTCAGGGCGTAGACCGTCGAGGTCTGGGCTGCGACCTTCTGATCGGCGGTCTGGGGACCGCAGGCCGTCAGCAGGACGGCAGAGGCCAGAGTGGACACGATTCCGAGCTTTCGGGGGTAGAACATGGGAGAGTTCTTTCGGATGGGGGTTGGGGTTGGGTGGGAGCTGCGCCAAGGATTAGGCGTAGTACTCCCGCAGACGGTTGAGGACGAGTTGCATGTTGTTGTCGATGAAGGTCTCGTTCTTCTCCCACATGCCCATGGGGCCGCGGATACGTTCGCCGACCGTGTCCTTGGTGAGACGGGTCTGGAAAACGTGCTTGAAGCCGAGAGACTCTTCTTCTTCAGTGATGACCAGCAGAGGGTTCTGATAGTCCTTGAGATCCTTGAGGGGGAGTCTCTTTGTCGAGATGACGCAACTGAAGTAGCTCTCGATACCGTTCTTGGACAGGGAGCCCTTGACCGGTACCGTGGTTTCCATGGCCATCTCGCTTTTGTTCAACACATCAGCGGTGTGAGCCAAGAAGAACACGTTCTTGGTGGAACGCGCCACGTAGTGCTGCATCAACTTTTTGTAGTACTGAGCGAACTCACCCCAAGCCTTCTGGGTGTCAGCAGAGTTCAGCACGTACATGGTCTCGTACATGTCCATCAGGTACGTTAGGGTGTCGATAACGATCGAGTGGACTGCCTCGTTCTCTTCTGCAGCCTCGAAGGCTTCGTAGATCTGCAGAGGATCCGTGATGGTGAACTCACGGAACTTGGACTTGAAGGGCAGCTTCTTGCCCGACTCACAGCCCAAGTACCAGACTCCTTCGGGGTTCTTCAGACCCATGAGGGAAGCGGACTTGCCAGTGGTGGACTTGCCACCTACCAAGACCAGGTGGTCGTTGACGGTGCTCATTGGTTTGGTTTCCTTGTTGGGGTGCCGTCCGAATGTGATCGCCAGGCAGACTGGCTTACTTACGGTTTGTCCTCACTCTGTCAGCACAGACAGGACGGCCTAGTAGGTTTCAAAGAAGCGGCGGAGCCGCCTACTTCCACTTGATGCGGTGACGGACTCCGAGCTGCCATACGGCAGCTACTTCATCTGCACCAAACATCAGTGGTGAGTTAGCAGCGGGTACTCCTTCCCAGGAGAACCGCCCGTTATTCACGGAGAACTTTGTGGCCTCCAGGTCATGGGTGTAGCCAGACTTGTAGACCACCCGTATCTTGAAGACCGGTTCGAAAAGCAACCACTTCATGGTCGCTTGCTCAGGTTCTTGGCCACCGTGATCATGATGGTCCCCATGATCTCGGCTTCATCCAGCTTGTCAGCGATCTTGTTGTTTAACTCGATCACCTTCACCCGGATGTTCTCGAAGGTGAAGCCAGCATCCAGCAGCAGCATCGCGTAGCGCAGCAGCATGTTGTTGCGGTTGCCATCTCCAATGTTGTTGATCACCCAGCGCTCGAGGTTGTCCATCGATTGCTGGGAGTCCAGCAGCTGCTTGCGCTCTTCGTTCTTGCTGGTCTTCGGGATGAAGGGCAAGACGTCGAGCAGCTCACCATCGGTGTACTCGTAGTGGTTGGCGTGGCTCAGCCACTTCTTCGACCGGTGGCCGCACTGGAGATCTGCACTGAACGGGAGCCATTCCAGCAAGTGCTTGTAGAACTCCCTGTACTCTTTGGCATCGAGTTGCAGCTCATAGTTCATGGGCAGCATGATGCGGAATCGGTTCGTCTCGTCGGTGTGGCGCTTGGTGGTGTAGTAGAGGGCCTTGTACTTCTGCAGCAGCAGCTTGGCTGTGCTGAGTTG